CCACGTTTCCACCAACGTTGATAGTTTTTATGTTGTGGTACAAAGTGTTGTGCGGCATTGGCAAGATCAGGTACTGCATCAATCCAGTGATCTGTTCTATCNNAGTCTGTGGTTATGTAGTGTCTAAATATACTNGGCCATAGTATACACGCAACNTCTCCAGGTTGAAACTGAAAATCCAAGAGTCGTACCATGCAGTATCTGGGTGAACCTCCAGGCCATCCCATGTTCACACAGTCAGCATCAAAGTGTTGTGCAACTATATTGGGCCATGCTTGAAGACTGGGTTGNGTACATGCCGGGCTGTCNGTGTCTAGATACTGTCCGTAGGTAAATGAACANCCAACGGCTATGATTCTCATTCCAGTATTCCTTGTTGTTTTATGGTTTTGATCCACCGTTTGGCAAAGTTTTTATGAGTTTTGAANCCAGGGTGCATTCCGTCCCGGGCCCGATCTACATACAGTGTGTGCCACAGTGGAAACTCTGTGATCCATGGTGTGTTAAATCGACAGCTCGCGGTGTAGGTTTCTTCAACATCGTAGCTAGGGACAGCATATTCTACACAGGGTATGCCTTGATCTTTGAGACGGAGACGAGCAAGATGTTTGGCCATCCAGGCTTCACACTCTCGATCACTGGTGTTTGAATATCCTTTGCTCCACCAACGTTCGTAGTCTGGCACAACAGGAGTCCAAAAAGTCGCTCCTACTGCTAGATCAGGATTTCTGTTAAAAGGGTCCTCCCATGGTTCGAAGTTTTCCCATCTATCAAAATCTGTGACGATCCAGTTTCTATGAAGGTTAGGCCAAAGCACCAGCATGATGTCTCCAGGTTCAAAATCAAACTCTAGTATCTTTGCTGCACAGTAACGTGGATTGCCCGCAGGATAACTTAGATTCACACACTCTCTGTTGAAGTGTTGTGCTACCAGCGCGGGCCAGGCTTGAGGACTGGGAATGTTCGGCCGCTGATCCTCTGAATGCAAACAGTGTCCGAAGGTAAATGAACAACCAACGGCTATGATTCTAGCCATGTTAATGCACCGTTCCGTCTGGATCCTCTGGCATAGTTGATGCTAGGTTTTCCCCGGCACCTTGATCTCCATCTGTCATGGTAACATCACCGTTCTCGTCCACTTCCACGTACACAGTGGGAATGTCAAAACGATCCGCCAGTATCTCTACTAGACTGTGAAGTCCGTTCTTGGCGGTGTCATCGTACTGTAGTTCAGCAACACCTACCACAATGTTGAGTACACTTTCTAGAAACTCACGTGTTTCTGTGTCTATGTCATACTTCATTTCATGTTCGCCAGGGCATCAATTCTACGTTTGATAGCATAGATTTCATCTCTTAGTAACTGTTGACGCTTCCAAGGTGGAGGGTTGGGCGAGATCTGTAGTTCATGGAGTTCTCGCCTGTGTCGCTCCAGTTTGAGTTCTAGCTGATGAATTTGATTTGCTTCTGGGTTTTCTCGTCGTGCCATACTGTTACTTATTCCTGAGGATCACTGCCGGGATAGTAGTATGGCTCTGGATCTGGTTCAGGATTAGGCAGGTGTACCTGTTGCCACACATACAAGTTGTGAATGCCGTATTTTTCTGTGAAGTCTTTGAGTTCCATGTGAACCGCATCTTCACGCATGTCTATGACAAGATTTCCTATTTTACTCATGTTCTATTTTCCTCCAAGAAGAATACACAGTTTTTACTCTGTAGTTGTAGACGTCTTCATTATGTGCTAGCTCTGCTAACACTCTCAGCCAATACTGTTCAGCCCACACACTTAGGCGGGGATTGCTGAGCAGTTCTGCTACAGCTTCTGCTCTAGCTTGTTGTCTTTGTTCACTGAATGGACCCATTGCTGTCTTCCTCTATCTTTGTAGCTAGGAATTCATTACTAGCAGTGATGTCTGCGAGACTGCCGCCTATGCCTGTGGCCCGACCCCATGACTGTTCTTCGGGTACTCCACCGTGGGTGTCAACGTCGTCTTTGAGCACACAGACCCAGCCCAGTCGAGCCAACTCTGCTTGGATGTCAGGGTGGACATAGCCTTCGTGGCCACTGCAATACCAATCCATGTAATCTTCGTTGCAGTCACGTAGATCAGCAACCATGCCTCCACTGGTACGCCAACTTGCACTCCATGTGGTGTCTCGAAGAATGTCCATGACTTCCATGGGTTGCCACTGTGAGTTACACAGTGCAGAATACAGTTTGTGAGCCCATGCTGTGTCTTTGACCAACTCTCGGAGTCTACGGTCAGCCATCATGTCGTCAAACAAACTGCGACTTGTATTCTTGATGCCCACTAGTCGAGCTCGGCTACCAAGTCTGAGTCAACTGTGGGAGTGGCGTAACCTTTGAGTGCATCCTTTACAGTGCCGCCTTCACGTCGTGCAATACGAATGTCCCAGATGATGTCTGAAATCTTAGCCGCACTGCCAGGGCCATCCCACAGTTCGTTGAGATCTGCGTTGAGCTTGTCTACGTCCACTCGGCTGTAGCGTTCTAGGTTGTAGTATTCCACAGCAAAGTTACGGAACAGTTCAGGCACAGTGCCTGCGTCTTCAAAAGCAAAGTGCTCAATGGTGTTGATGCCATGAACGTAGTCGCAGCTGTTGTAGTAGTCGTGTTGGCGTTGTTTAGCCTCGATAATGTCGTACATTATTTTTCCTCGTTGATTTTAAGTAGTTCTATTTCACCGTTGGCATCTCGACGATGCTTGAGGTACCCACCCTCGATAAGAGTGTCAATGGTAATAGCCGCAACGTCTTTGATTGCTGACGTCTTGCCTACAAAGTATCCAAATCCTGTGCCTACAACGTAAGCAAAAATATACCAAAGGGTAGTATCATCCATTGTGTGTTTCCTTGAACAGTTGTTTGAGCCATGCATAGTTTTTTGCAAAATAGGCTTCTTGGGTGAGCAGAGCATGCGGAACAAGTCCTTCGTACTCTAGTTTTTCATCTTTGTATTGTTGATACATTTCTATCACAAAGATGTCAAATTCTGTGTTGCCGGTCATGTGTTACCTCAGCGTCGCGGAATAAAGATCCAACCCTCACCACAAGTGATGCACGGGTCGTATGAAGTGTAACCATGAGGTGTACGTTTGGTGTGGATACCCCCACAGCCTGTGAGTAATGTTGTTATCAACACAACTACAATAAATCGCATGCCTTAGTCCTCTCTTCAACGTTTCTACTATATTAACGTAGAAACTGTGTGACGTCAATGGATTTTGGCAGACCCTAGTTCTTTTTGCCATGCTTGGTTCAGCTTCTGACACATACGGGCCGCAGTCTTGGTGATGCGAATCTTGCCTATGACACTGTCATTGATAGTATCATAGATTATGTTGACATCAAAGTCATCTTTGAATAATTGATATCTCATAAAAGTATTTACATAATGTTTGTCGTTTAGATAATAAATATTTTTATCACATCAGAGGAGACTTCCCATGAAAAAACTTAAGAACATCCAACTTAACTTTGAGCTTGGACAAGAAATTCTTGTAGGTCCAAACAATGAAAGAGCAAAGATAACAAAAATCGAGTTCCATGAAAAGAGCGGAGAAGTCACACTGAATACAACACGAGGACCAAGAAAGGCGTTGACCTTTAGATTGTGTGCATCCAACGATAACTTTGAAAACGTTGCGGATAGATATCGCTAAATACGTTTACTATGTTAATTGAAGATATCGACAAAGAAATTTCCGAGCTAATCGAAAAAGCCAGTGCCAAACTATGCAAGAGCTCACGTTCTAACAAAGATCTAGGAGCCAGTAATCTTGCAAGTTGCAAGAGCCAAGGCTATCGCCGCCGTGAAGGCAACAAGAGTTTCTTAATAAAAAGAAACGGCACAAAAAAACGAGTTAAAGTAGGCGGCAAAAAGATCAAGGGCAAGAAGTACGACGGACCTTTACCAGCCTACGGAAAGAGTTGAGGATTTTACATGAATGTAAAAGGAAAGTTTTTAGTTGCAAATCCAAATATTAAAAACAGTCTTTTTTCCCGCACAGTAATCTATGTGTTCGAACACAATCAACTAGGCGCTCAGGGCTTAATCATCAACAAAGCCAGTGACTTTTCAGTTACAGAAGTCGCATCCAGTTGCGGCTACGATTATATCAACGAAGAAGAGCGTGTGTATGTAGGAGGCCCTGTTAATAGACAGAGCGGATTCTTAATACATTCAGACGAATGGTACTCAACTAGCACAGAGCAACTAGGACAACGTCTAGCACTAACCAGCGATGTTACCATGTTTGAAAAGATGAGCATGGGCAACGAACCTACACGCTGGAAACTAACCATAGGCATGTGCGGGTGGGCTCCAGAACAACTTGACTGGGAACTAGAAGGCTTAGGTCGTCCGCACCCTAGCTGGGTGATCTGCGAAGCCAGTCCAGAACTGGTATACAGTCGTGAAGAAAACGATAAATTATGGGAGCAATGTTTAGACACTGCTGGTCAACAATGGGTTGAACAATACTTCTAAGGAGATTAGATTTGGATACTCTTGTACTTAACGCTGACGCACAGCCTGTAAGCTACCTACCTCTAAGTGCAGTACAGTGGAAAGAAGCAATCTCTTATATGTGGCTAGACAAGTGTATTGTACTAGAATGGTACGATGATTGGGTGGTTAGCTCACCCAGTTGGGAAACACAGGTACCAGCAGTGATCATGCTCAAAGACATGATGCGGCGACGACGGACCCCCAGGTTTAGCAAAACCAACCTTTACCTACGAGACCTTCATACCTGCCAATACTGTAACACACAACTTCCAAAAACCCAACTAACACTAGATCATGTAATACCTATAAGCAAAGGTGGTAAGACAAACTGGCTGAACATTGTAGCCGCATGTGGTAAGTGTAACAGCGTCAAAGGCAATAGAACTGACATGAAGCCTAATAGACAGCCTCATCAGCCTGATTATTATGAGTTGGTTGCAAATAGGAAAAAGCTAGGGGTTGATATCAAACACCCTAGCTGGGAACAGTTTCTTTAAGCCTGATCAGTAACAATCCACTTGGGTGAGAATGTTGACTTGCCTTCTGCTCGTTTTTCTGTGATGTGTTTTAGTTCAGCCTTGCGAAGTTCTTGTAATTTCTTAAAGTCTTTTGCTAGGCTTGCTTTGTACATTGCTTTAACTAGATCATTCTGTTTCATAGCTTGCCTCCTTTGTATATGTTTATTTATCATTATACGCACAAAGTGCAACTATTTTTGACTACTTAAACCAACCTATTTTCTCGCCTTTTTCTTTGCGTCTACTCCACTCTTCTAGGCTACCTGGAAAACGCCACGCCCATATTGCAACCAATGTCATAAAACCACCACTCCATAGTGTAGCGGCTAGGTTACCTGTAGCATGATGTGTGACGGCAACAGTTGACGCCATGACAATGACCATTGCGTATTTTGCTCGTGTAGGAAATACCTTGTGGTGGGTCCACTCTGTGAGAAACTTGCCAAACCACGGGTGATTGTACAACCAGTCGTGCATCCTCTGCGATGACTTGGAGAAACAATATGCCGCGGAGACAAGGAATATTGAAAAGGGTATGCCAGGTGTGACAAATCCTATGTAGGCCATGCCCACACAAAACATGCCTAATGCATACCAAAGTGCTTTTTTAATGTTCATTAGAACTCCTTTCTATGAGTACTTAGCAATAAATACAACATAGGAGACACGCAATGCGAGCAACAGAACTTATTAGAGCAGTGCTTGATCTGATAGATGCATCAGAAGAGCAGGAACCAGAAAGATATACTCAAGACGATGAAACAGCTCGTTTTGATCAAATTGCAGACATACTTCAAACCAAGGACATGCCTATGCCTTGTGCAAATACCCCTAACGAAGTAGTAGCAGACATTGATAGTGTAACAACACTTGCGGGCGGAGGTGTAAACGGTCCTAAGCATCCTGCAGATATTAGAGTAAAAGACCCGAGAGGATATGAATAATGGCAGATCCGATTACACTTAACTACAAAGGACTAACAGGCAAGCGTGGAACTATTACAGTTAGCGATCCTGATGTGGTTACAGTTGTAAATCTTATACCGTTAATCATTGCTGATGAAGATCCTACTGTAGGTGTTCTTACTAACAACGACTATGACATTGCGGTACAGAGAGACACAAGTATTACAGATGTTGCCAACGGTGGTCAAACCTGTACAGTTGCAGGTATAGTTGATGGCGATACTATTATCTGTATAGACGATAAAAAGAATCTAACATCAACCAATACCAAAGAAGTAAGACAGAATCGTAAGTTAAGAATCGCAAGTGTTAAGCGAGAATACGACAGCAGTCGCAATGTAGGTTCAGCAAGTAATGACAGATATACACTGGACGCTACACAAGTCCCTAACCCATACGAAGGTAACTTACCAAACCCAGACGATGATGAAAATACAGGATCCTTAGTTGTTGGGAGACCTTGGACCTAATGCCAAATCTAAATCCCAACAGTACTAACTATGTACACAGTCATGAACCTAACACTAACGATCTAGTGCAGGCAATGACTTATGATCCCTATGGCTATCCAGTTATACGCATAGATGACACTACTAAACAGCACACATCCAAGAACCGTGTGAAAGTAAGCACCAACGAAATCACAGACTTTGCTACCTTTACTACAGGCAAGGATCTTGACATCTGGGATGAACTGACATCAGGAACAGGCAGTGCCACTCACGACGAATACTTGGGCATGGTCAAACTTGAAGTAGGCGGTAGTGCTGGCGATAAGGTTTACAGACAGACCAAGCGTGTCCAAAGATATATTCCAGGCAGACAAAGCGAAGTGTCAATGACTATGATATTTGGCACACCCACCACAGGCATACGCAGACGCTTTGGCCTGTTTGATGATCTCAACGGATTCTTCTTTGAAGACTCGGGCGATGGCACTTATAGATGTGTGCTACGCAGAAACACCAGCGGCGGTATAGTAGAAGAAAGTTTTGCCCGCGATGAATGGAATGTGGATAAACTGGATGGCACAGGACCCAGTGGCATCACAGCAGATCCTACAGCCATTCAACATATGAGCATAGAATACGAGTGGTATGGTGCTGGTATGATTGAATGGAACTTCGTCATTAACAACAACAAGTATCCTATACACAAAATATTCCACGCAAACACACACGATCATACCTGGGCTTCAAAAGCCGCACTGCCAGTAAGAGTTGAACTGGAAAACACAGGTGGCACCGCAGGAACACACACCTTTTATCAGGGTTCGCACTCGTTCTCCACAGAAGCAAGCACAGAGATATTGGGCAGACAGAACAGTATAGCAACAGCCATCACGGGCAAAAGCACAGGCACAGCTAATGTGTTTAGACCAATGGTGGCCATACGATTAAAAAGCACTGCACTGGACAGCGTGGTTATCCCGGATGAGTTCAGTGCCGCTACTCTAGACAACACCAACATCTTTGTTAGAGCCGTTGAACTGCCCACTATCACAGGCGGCACTTGGGTGAGTATGGGTGCTGATAGTGCCGTGGAATACAATATCACTGCTACCAGTTTCTCAGGTGGGAATGTGCTGTCAACTACATTTGTAAACGGCACAAACCAAGGCACTATATTCTCATTTCCTAATCGCAGTCTAACACAACTCTTACGCAACACTACAACCACACTAGGCGACACATCAGGAGTGTTCCTTATTGCTATTGCCAGCGTGGGATCAAACAAGGACGGCTTTGCCAGTTTAGGTTGGATCGAAGTTAGATAAGATTAAGCCCCGCCTAGCAAAACTAAACGGGGCTTTTTGGTGTCATACCTTATTATTATTTTACGGACTATGTCCTACTTGTCTATAGTTTACAGTATCTCTACTGTGGTATTTATTACTTTTTGTTGATAAACTCGTAGAACTTTTCAGCGTTCTCAAGAACACGGTCAACGCCTGGTACTTCAGGCACTGACACAGAAGTTACTACTTCACCAGTTTCTGGATCACGTGTTACAGTCTGTTCCCAACCTGTGAACTTCATAGAATATTCAAACTCTGTGAATGCTTTTGCCATATCAAGTACTTCAGTGCGGATTTCATATCCGTTACGATTAAACTTGACTTCTGGTGCTTTTGGCGTGTACTGTTCTGCCATTGTTTTGAATTGCTCTGCCATAGCAGAGAGTTGTTGTGTGATAGTATTATCAGTCATTACTTTCTCCTTTGTGTGTATGTGTGTAATGTGCTATTAATATAGCAATGTTATTTAGCCTTGTCAACAGGCTTGTTTTCTTTTTTTGGATTATCTTCTCCAAAGTATGGTATATGTGCCACGATGTTTTTTCCTATGTGTCTCTGTGTCTAATGTTGAACGGTACCTCCCTGCACCGTTCAGTGATAGTAGTATCATCAGCATTACACTGACGTCTTTGAAATAGAACTAGTGCCTCTCCTTTACTAGCTCTAACATCAAAGCTCGTGCCTGGTCGTGATATCCAAATCTAGATAGCTCTGCCGCGGCCTTTGCTCTGCCTAGTAGTTCCAGTCTCCACATGACGCCTTTGAAAAAAGTTTTCACTGCTCGTGTTCCGTCAAATGTAGGACGTCTAAAAGCTACTCCGTTTCTACTTGCTTGCATTGATTGTTCCATTAGAATGCTCCTCCATTGCGAATATCATGATAGTATTGATAGTTTGTTTGGTGTGGTGCTCTTCCATAGGTAAGCAATCTTTGACGTCTTTCCAAGTCTTCTAGGCTTGTGGCCTGACTTAGGTATTTCTCATCCTGAGACATAGATGATCTGCGGACTCTTTCCGAGATCCAATCTAATAATGATTTCATTTGTGTGTTTCCTTATAAGTGTGTGTGAACATTGTGTGTTCTTGTTATTTATACGATTATAACGCAGCCGCACAATAATGTCAAACTTTAGTCGTATACTGAAATAATATGAGACTAATACTAAAGTATAATAGCACTCTGTGCTAAATGTAATAAAACTGTAATCATTGTGTGTTATAGTAGTCATACATAAAGTTAGTAGTTAAAGGAGGTTTTATAAACTATGAAAACTATGTTAATTGGAGCAATGGTTGCTCTATTGTCTGTGAGTGTACAGGCACGGGACTATGTCAGCATTGCTGGCTCAAGCACAGTACTCCCATTCGCAACTATTGTTGCAGAACGGCTAGGTCGTGCACCAAATCAAAAGACTCCAGTTGTCGAGTCTGGCGGTTCAAGCGTAGGTAAGAAAGGAGTGTGCGACGGTACTGGCATACAGTTTATTGACATTGGTAACGCTTCATCTCGCATGAAGGTTGCTGAACTTGAATATTGTGCAAAGAATGGCGTAACACTTACAGAAATCAAAGTAGGCTACGATGGTATTGTTCTAGCAAACTCAAAAGATGCTGAACAACTAAACATTAGTTTGTCAGATCTAGGCAAGGCACTTACTGCTAAAGTTCCTGTAAATGGTGTTATGGTAGACAATCCATACAAGACTTGGAAAGATGTTAATCCAGAGCTACCAGCTATTGATATTCGTGTAATGGGTCCTCCTACTACAAGTGGAACTCGTGCATCGTTCGTTGAGATTGTAAACGAAAAAGCATATTGTAAAAAAGATGCTGAAGCAAAAGCAGCATTAAAAGCAATCGGCGCAAAGGCAAAGGCATGTCGTGCAATGCGCACTGACGGAGCTTACATTGAAGCAGGTGAGCAGGACAATCTTATTGTACAGAAACTACAAGAAGACAAGAATGCATTTGGTATCTTTGGATTCTCTTATCTAGATCAGAATTCAGATACACTACAAGGTGCTGCATTAAGCGGTGTTGTTCCTACATTTGAAAGCATTGCAGAAGGCAAGTATAAAGCAAGCCGTGCTCTTTACTTCTATGTCAAGCACAATCACATCGGTGTTGTTCCTGGTATTGCAGAGTACATGCAGGAATGGACCAAGCATTGGGGTGAAGATGGAGCACTTGCAGACGCAGGAATGATTCCTCTACCACAAGCAGAAATGGAAGAAATGACAGCTAGAATGTCAGACCTGCCTGTATTGACAGCAGAAGCACTTAAATAATGCATGCATTATAAAAGTATATTCATTTCAGATATACATCTAGGCACACGAGGGTGTAAAGCAGACGCCCTCTGTTCCTTTCTCAAAGAAAACACCTGCGATAACTTATTTCTTGTTGGAGATATCATAGACGGTTGGCGATTGAAAAATCGTTGGTACTTCCCACAAAGTCACGCCAATGTTATTCGCAGAATATTCACAGCCGCCAAACGTGATACAAAAGTCTATTATATTTTAGGCAATCACGATGAAGCAATACGCAAGTTTTTGAGCTACGACATTGACATAGGACGCATAAGAATTCTCAATCGCTATGACTATCGTGCTGTAAACGGCAAGAAGTATTTGGTAGTTCACGGCGATATGTTTGACGGACTTATGATGCCAAACAAGAAGTGGATAATGCACCTAGGCGATGCGTTATACAACTTCCTTATATGGATGAACACACACTTCAATACTATTAGAGGATGGCTGGGCATGCCTTATTGGAGTTTGAGCAAGTTCCTTAAATCAAAGACCAAAGGAGCAGTAAACTATATCAACTCATTTGAAGAACATGTTGCTCTGTATTGTTACAACAAAGGCTACGACGGTGCTATCTGCGGGCACATCCACACAGCAGAAATAAAAGAAATCAACGGCATAGAGTATATGAACGATGGTGACTGGGTTGAGAGCTGTTCTGCATTATTAGAACACAATGACGGCAGTTGGGAAATATTATTCTATGATTGGAACGGAGACACAGATGAGTTTAGAGAAGAAGATAACGATAGTCATACCTTGTAAGAACGAAGAAGACTACATCGCACACCTGCTTGACGATTTAAAACTACAGGCAGGTATAGGTAACACACAGATTATTATTGCTGATGCTAGCGATGACAACACACGACAGGTTATTAAGAACAAGAAAAAAGAACTAGGTTTGAACATTAAGATTGTTCAAGGTGGTCCTGTAAGCGAAGCAAAGAACAACGGTGCTAGACTAGCAACAACTCCGCTTATATTGTTTATTGATGCAGATGTTAGATTCTTTTCTGACACAGTGATTGCTGACAGTGTCACAGAACTTGAATATAACGATTTAGACCTTGTTGGATTATACATCAAATGCTACGACAATGATGTAAGAGCACGAATAGGATTTACCTTGTTTAACATCATCAATGGTGTAATGCAATACTTTGTTCCATTTGCTGTTGGTGCGTTTATGTTGACTAGACGAGACCGGTTCGAAGAGTATGGCGGCTTCCCAGGCAAATATCAAACATCAGAAGACTTCTTCTTGAGCAAGTTATATGACGTTAAAAGATTTAAGATTGTGCGTCACTACTTCGGACAGGACAGCAGACGCTTTCAGAGAATGGGATACACAGGCATGGCTTGGTATTTGATTAAAAACTTCTGGAACCGCAACAACGAAAAGTATTGGGCTAACATAGACTACAGCAGATATTGGGATTAACCTTATGGAAAAACTTAACACAGCATTCTATGACGTTTTCAAACAACGATTGAAAATACAAAAAGACAAACTCAAAGAAGAACTAGAACGAGCCAAGAGTGATCGCCGCAAAGAGTTTATTCGCAGTGAAATTAAAGAATGTAAAAGTATGCGAGATTTGCTTAAAGATATGGAAAAGCAAATGGGCAAGCTAGAGCATTGCCCACATTGCGGTCACAAACTATAGATCAGTCTTGCCACTTCTCTAGGTTTGCAATATAGTTTGACATTGAATGGTCTGAAAAACTGTCTACTCCGCCTTTCTTTAAGCCCATCCACAGTCCACGCCAACGATCTTTAACTCGTTGCCATGCAGTTAGATCACGAACATTACCATAAGCATTCATATAATGCTCTTCACCGTCGTGTACATAACCCATGATTGCTAGTGGTACTCGTGTAACAATATCATTGTTGTTGACCCAACGATGATGCTTGACAGCAAGAGCTTTTACAAACCCTCTCCAACCTACTCTAGGTGAGCCGTAAGTGAATAGTTCAATAGGATCATTTAGATCAACATTAGCCCAGCAACGACTGGCCATGATAGTTGCCATAGCCGCTCCTAGACTATGTCCGCAGAACCATAGTTTGTGATTGATGTTCTTTTTATCTAGCAAATCTTCTTCAACCATTGGCCAAAGGTCATCGACTTCTGTTTGAAAGCCTTTGTGTACTCTTGAGTTGTTCCAGCTCTTAACAGGTGCAGCATTTAAGTCTGCCGCTAGATCATTAAACTCTGTTGGCTCTGTGCCACGGCAAGCAATAACCAAATCTTCTTTGTTTTGGAAACGATATGCCTGTGCTCCATCGCGATTGTAAAATTCTACCTTGCCAAAACCTAGTTTTTTTGCTTGCTTTTTTACATCATCGATGTTACCATAAGCAATACTAGCAAGTTTGGCGAATAAGAGAGATTTCTCCTTGAGATTCATATTTGATATAGACATGGTGCCCTCCTCCATCTACGCAGTATTTACCGTAAGTTACCGCTAAATACATTAACGGAGTGTTACAATGAAGAAACGTACTCGCAGTATTTTAGAAGAACTGAATCACATTGGCAGAGTTGATCGTGATGAAGATCTTGTTATAGAAAATACTGCTGTTAATATTATTGAAAGCGCGATTAATCTATTAGAAAGATTAAATCAAACCTATGATGCTGATACTGCGGCTGAACTAGAGCGTAGGTTTTTGAACAGCATTAAAGGTGCAGATACTAGAAAGTTCAAACGTAGCATGCAGAGAATAAAAGAATCTAGAGACAGCGATGAAGTATAAAGAAATCAAAGAAGGCATTGCCAAAGACTTTGCTCAAGGCGTAGGTCAAACAGCCAGCAACGTTATTGACAAACTGCAAGCCAAGACAGGCATGGCAGGTGTTGCTGATCTAGGCGGAGACAAGCCTGAAGACGAAAAAGGTACAAACAAAGATTCACAGGTTCCAGATCTTCGCAAGCTCAAGACTGGAAGTTATTTCCTTGACAATAAAAATGATGCTTGGATTTGGGGAGCAAACGACGAGACGTGGACCAACTACGAAACCAAAGCAACTATAGATAAAATACAAGGCTATAACCTTTTTAACAAAGCCAAACCTGATAGAAGACATATTAAGGAATCTATTTTAAAAGAAAGCAATAATGTTTTTAAGACTGATCCAAAAGACCGTGAATCGCGTCTTACAACACGAATTCCTACACCAGCTGTAAGACCTACTGTTGATGCTATTGAAAAGATTGTAGGTTTAGAATTTGTCGATGAAGACTTATTAGGATCTACTGGAAAGAAGTCAGATCCAGACGGAACATTTGAAAAGAATTCATCAGGCGATTTAGACCTAAATACAGATCTAAACAAAATAAGCAAACAAGAGCTTATTGCAAAACTTGTTGCTTGGTGCAAGCAACAAGGCATTCCAGATGATCAAATCATGAACAAAGGCAATACTTTTACAGCAGGTTGGATCAAAGATGCTGGCGACCAAGTACACTTCCGCATGCCTATTCAAGGCGGCAAAGGATTTGTGCAAACTGATTTTATGTTATCAGATGATCCTGATTACCAACGTGGTGCAAAGCGTGGAGGTACAGAACAATACACAGGCAAGGATAGAGCTATAGTTCTTAGCAGTATTGCAAGGGGTCGTGGCTTAAAGTTTAGTCCTAAGTTTGGTTTAGTTGATCCTAACAGAAATGATGAAGTTGTAGCAAAAAACTGGGACGAAATAGCAAAAATATTATTAGGTCCTACTGCTACAGAAAAAGACACTCACACAGTTGAGTCAATGCTTGATCTTATTATTAAACTTCCTGAGTATGAAAAACTAGTTGCTCAAGCAAAAGAATCTGGCATTGAACTTCCAAGCAAGGGTGAGCAATGAGATTCAATGAAATAAAACATTTCAAAGGACCTAAAGGGCAAGCCAATGGCAAAGGCCCAAAGCCTAAAAGGTCCAAGCCTAGTCGCACAGGAGAACAACCGCATCCACTACAAGGAAAACTTGTAGGTGAAAGCATTCAACTAGATGAAGCAGAAGCAAGAATCGCACACCTCGAAGATTTGATATTTGACGAAGGCAGTGACGGTGCTCTACGAGCAGTTGAAGTTCTACGCAACATGGAGCAAGGCGGACACGAAGCAACTACTCTAAAGTGGGACGGAAGTCCTGCTATTATATTTGGACGCAACGAAGCAGGTGAGTTTGTACTGTCGGACAAGTCAGGCTTTAACAAAGCAACTCCGGAGCGAGCAACCAGTGCTGATGAAATCAGAGACTTTATGCTCAATCGTGGCGGCGGTAAGATGAAAAACGATCCAGGCAGAATAGCATTTGCAGATAAAATGGCTAGCATCTTTCCACTGTTTGATCGTGCAGTACCCAAAGACTTCAAAGGTTATTTCAAAGGCGACTTGTTGTACTATACAACACCTCCTGTGAAAGATGGTGACTTTGTATTCAAACCTAACCCAACTGGCGTAGACTATGCTATCGACACAAAGTCAGACCTAGGCAAGAAGATTGCCAAGAGCACAACCGCTGTTGTTATTCACAGAGTAGTAGACGAACAAGGCAACGAAGGACCTCTCAAAGACTTTGATATTTTCCAAGGCAATGATGTATTGGTTGTACCTCCGGTGACAGCATTAGAGCCTGTTGAAGTAGACAATGCTGAACTAGATAGATTAGAAAGTGTGATTAAAAAAGATGCGGCTGGTATAGACGAACTGTTGAATCCTCAAGAGTTAAGAGCCAAACAGATGACAGACTTTCCTAGAATGTTGTACACTTACTTAAATAGTAAAGTAGACACAGGACTCACTAACTTGGGTGGAGACTTTGCCAAGTGGTTGGAAACAGCAAAAGTCAGTGATCGCAAGAAGGCAAAGGTATTAGAATATATAAAGCAACACATGAATGCTTTTAAGAGCTTGTGGCACACAGTGACAACATTGCAACAAGTAAAGAACTCTGTGATTGCTAGTTTAGATAAACAAGATCACGGTGTTAAACAAAGTATTAATGGTGTTCCAGGTGGTGAAGGTTATGTTATTGATCATCCAGGTGGAGCAGTTAAAGCAGTGAACAGAGCAGGATTTACCGCAGCATCGCGAGCCGCAAGACGAGAGGAAAACTAGAATGAGATTAAATGAAATAGATTCATCAATATATGCTATAGATTTTGAGAAGCATAAAAAATGGATTCAAACAGGACAACGAGTTTCAAATGCAACTGAGATTGGTAGTGGCATTGATTGGAAGGGGCAAGATGAGCTTTGGAATAAAGCCTCAGCACTAGGAAATGCACTCACTCATCTCGGCCAAGGTAAAATACAATCACACTACGATGCCTTTGAACTAGCAAACGTTACAGAGAGTGAGTGGGAAGAAATCATTGATATTATAAAAAATGCAAAGAAAGCGGATTTCAAAGGCGGAGATGACGAAAAAGGAAGTGAAGAAGAAATATGAGCTTTGACTTCCTTAACGAGATAACAGAAGCAAGATTAACTAGACAGGATAGTAATCTTCGCACACTGACTTACACAGACTGTTGCGAACGAACCTATCTAATCTTACTTACCCTAGAAGTGATGCGTCACTTCGCTGGATCTCGCGGATTTGTTTCAGCATATGCCAGACGTACAATGTACAATGATAACTTTAAAATCTTTAGAAGCACCAGCACAGACTTGTACAACTTCGTCTACTTTGTAATAGGTGATAAAAAAGCAATAGACAAGTTAAAAGATCCTGGAGCGGCTCTAAGAATGCGAGAGGAAACAACTTTTCCTATTAACTCAGTAAAAGTTTATCTAAACAAACTCAAAGGCGGAATGGTTCCTAATCAAGTAAGTGACATGTTTATTAGATTAGAAAACAGTCTAGGAATTAAAAACTCTGAATATAAAGCAGTGCGTAGAGCCGCTGTGAACTTTAATCGCTTAGACACAAAAAACAAGCAAGATGCTGTAACCAGACTTTTGTTTGCACTAAGAGCCAAGCTAAGAAGCTCTGACATCATAGATGATTTTGAAAAACTAGCGGCGTTTAAAGACCTAGAAACAGGCAGAATCGCAGACACGGAACCTACTATATCTAAGCCCGACGTTGAAGTTAGAGGACAAGACCTTGCTCTTTATCGTTACCTAGTTGGTACAGAAAACTTAATGAAAACTAAAAAGTTTGTGGATCTGGCTCGCAATGGGCAGAGTATACCTAGTGTTATTGCAGACGGATATCTTCCTATTATTAAAATGATAGATGATATTGTAAAAGGCGGACCACAATACGTACAACTACTAAGAACCATTCATAAAAAGGCTAAAAAATAAGCCTTATCTCTATTTTTTTTTAAAATCTGCTAAATACTTTTGTAATAAAACTCACGGAGCGTGAGCTTTGTCATTGATTAAAGGAGAAGAAAAATGGCAGGTATTGGTTTTGGAACTAATTTTAATAACGACAACTA